CGCACAGGCAGGTGCCAGCCGGGACCCCCCTGTACCACGGCACGACGGAAGCCAATGCCCAGTCGATCGTCGACAACGGGTTCCAAGCCTCTGGCCCCAACAGCAATTTGCTGGGCAGCGGTGTGTATTTCGCCAATGACCCGCGTTACGCAGGGGCCTACGGCGAGGCCGCTGCAGCTGGCGACCTGCCCAGCGACGTGCGGATCCTTGACTTGGTGGCGATGGACAAGCGCATTGCCGACCTGGTGCAGGAACTGAACCTCGGCCCCCTTGAGCGGTTTGAGGAGAACCTGTACATGACTGGAGCCCAGAAGGCCGCAGTCCGCGATTGGGCCGTGGGCCAGGGCTACTCCGGCATCCGGTTCAACCCGGACTTTGAGCTGGGCGAAGGTGCCCCAGAGACCGTCATCTTCGACACCAACGTCGCCAACCGCATCGTCGGGTCCAAGGCGGCTGTGGAACCCGAGATGCCAGCAACAGCTGAGTCGATGGGCACCGACATCGAGGGCGAGATCGCCAACCCCCTGAACACGATCCTGGGCAAGATCGACCCCGACATCAGGTCCGACATCGAGCAAGGGGTCATGAGCCCCGAAGCCACCGAGATGACCGAGGTCGCTGCCCAGGTCGCTATCTCCAGCCGCGGCAATCCTGGGATGCGAGCCAAGCTCAACAGCATCGTCGGCAAGATCGACGTCGGCCGGCTGAACCAGGAAATGTTCGTGCAGGCGTACCGGGCTGCGCTGCTGTGGTCACCCAAGACCTGGACCAAAATGCTCGTCGGCTCTGCGTACCGGGCCGTCACGATGCCCATCAACCAGGCCATCGCTGAGACCGGAACAGCTGGCATCGCCGCCCTCAAAGGCGACAACAAGGCCGCGTACCGGGCCATGCGCCAGGCCGGCTTGAACATGGGCATGTACGGCAAGTACGTGTCCAACTGGTCCAACGCTTTCCGCTTGGTCGGGGAATCGTTCCGCACTGGCGAGAGCTTCGGCAACCTGGGTGCCTCGTCGATGGACTTGGCCCAACGGAACCTGGGACAAGACGACGGTCAGACGTCGCTCTTTGGCGAGACCCGTGACCCGGCCAACACATTGGAGAACCCGTGGTGGATTGATCCTGAGAACATGAACATCCCGGCCCAGTTTGCCCACAAGGCCTGGAAGCTCCTGAGCGTCTCTGGTCGGGTCTCGGGTTCGCTGGACACGTTCTTCTCGTCACTCATCGGCCCCAGCGCCGAATGGAGCCGGATCATGGGCCTGGAGCTCGAGAAAGCCGAAGGTCGTGGACTGACTGGTGACGCGGCTTGGATCGAGGCCAGCAAGATCACCGACGAACGCATTGAGAACCAGTGGGTCAACGTGCTCCTGAACGACAAAACTATTGAGAACGGTGCGTTCACCGGGATCCATGCCAAGGCGGCGATGGACTGGATCAACTTCACGGACTCCCTGGACGTCCAGTTCCAACCCAAGAGCTACGAGTACGGCATTGCCAAGGCCAAGGAAGAGGGCATCACTGACACCGCTGAGATCAACAGGCGGGCCTTGGCCTGGATGCAAGAGGAGCCGCCCGTCTGGGCGCAGCGAGGCATGGGCGTCGGTCAGGCCGTTGGCTGGATGCCCAAGGCGTTCAAAGACGCAATCAACCACACGCCAGCGCTGGGCATCTTGAATCCGTTCCCCACCAGCCCGGCCAACATCACTAAGGCCGCCATGCGGGCCACGGGTGTCGGCGCTCCGTTCGTCGACTCTTTTTACCGGGATGTCTTCAGCGAAGACCGCAACACTAGGGCTCGGGCCATAGGGGAGATCGCCACCGCGTACATGACGCTCGTCGGCGGGGTCATGCTGGCCACCAGCGGCTTCGTTGAGCTCAGCGGACCTGGGTCGTACAACCCGCAAACCAGGGCCAAGATGCAGCGCCTTGGCTCCCAGCCGTACTCCATCCGGTTCAAGAACCCGGCCACTGGTGACACGACACGGTGGTGGGACCTGCAAGCCCTGGACACGGTCAGCAACGTGTTCTCGTTGATCGGCCTGCAGATGAGCCTGAACAACAGCTTGCCCAAGGAGGACCGGGAGGTCCTGGCGTCCAACTTCGTCCTGTCCGTTGCCGAGACCGCCCGCCAGGTCGGCTTTGCCCAATTCACCAAAGACATGTACAAGTCCATGGGCGAGATTTTCAATTTGGTCTCCGAACTGCAAGACAAGAGCTTTCTGCCGACCGAGGGCCAGGTCGATCCGTTCTCTGGCTACGTCCAACGACGTCTCGCTGGGTTCATGCCGGCCATTTTCAACAACACACGCAAAGGCACGGATGGGTACCAGCGGGCCATCGAGAAATCCGAGTTGCCGCAGCCGTTTGCCTTTGCCCATGAGCTGGCGCAGCGGTTTGCAGGCAGGATCCCGGGCCTGTCGGATCAACTGCCACCGATCCTGCACCCCCTCACCGGTGAGCCAATCGCCATCGAACAGGCCTGGGGCGTCAACTACTTGCCACAGGACCAGCCGTGGCTCAAAGGTGCCGTCAACGCCATGAGCCCCTTGGCCTTCACCCCCACCAAGGAGGGCTCCAAGGACCCGGTCGACATCGAGCTGGGTCGGTTGTCTGGTCGCGGCACCGCTTTTCAGATCTGGGGACCCAACGAGCTGGGCTTGCCAAACTTCCGCATGAACCAGACCCAGCTGAACAAACTGGCCGTGATCACCAGCCAGTTCATCCCACCGGGTCGTGGATCAACGCTGCACCAGGGCTTGAGCGCCATGGTGGCCCCTGGTTCCAGCTATTGGCAGCTGCCGCCCCCGGAGGCCAGCAAAGCCACCCAGAGCGCCCGCGCCATCCGCATCAACAAGGAGATCAACTACTACAAGCCCTTCATCAAGGCTGAGTTCTTGGCATCGGAACCAAACCTTGCGAGGATGATCGAAGAAAACAAGGCCTCCCAAGCCCAGGCCACCTTTGATGCCGCCTACGGCATGCAGTCGTCCTGGTCCCTAACCCCCCGCTAACGACCGATGCCTTACTCCTACGCCACGTACACGGGCAACGGGTCGACCACCCAGTTCGCTGTTCCGTTCGGCTATATCCGCCGGGAACACGTCAAGGTCTACGTGGCGTTCGTGGACACCGCATACACGTACGTCAACAGCACCACCGTGCAGCTGGCGACAGCGCCCACGGCCGGCCAACGGGTCGAGGTGCGTCGTGTGACGCCCGTGACCAATGTCCTGGTGGACTTTGCCGACGGGTCGACCTTGGTCGCTGCTGACCTGGACACCGCCAACTTGCAGCACCTGTACCTGGAGCAGGAGCTGGATGACTACAGCAAGCAAACGATCTCCATTGATCCAGCGACCGGCCTGCTGACGGCCAGTGGCCAGCGGATCACCAACGTCGCCAATCCGGTCAACGTTCAGGACGCAGCCACCAAGGCGTACGTTGATGGAGTTGCTCTTGCTGGCACCGTGCCAGACGGAGATCGTGGAGACATCACGGTTTCGGGGACTGGAACCGTTTGGACCATTGATAGTGGCTTGCCTGCATCCAGGTCATCTTTCACCCAAAGCGGCACTGGTGCAGTTGCAAGGACCGTTGACTCCAAGCTAAAGGATGTCGTGTCCGTTAAGGATTTTGGAGCTGTTGGGGACAACACTACAAACGATACATCTGCTATTAGTTTTGCTAGAACTGCCTTCCCCAATACATCTCTTGATTTAGCAGGAGCCAGCTATCGGGTTACAACAATACCAGCAGGGTGGGGGGTTCGTAATGGACTTCTTACGCTAGATCCCGCTTCGACTGATGATCAGCCATCTAACGAGGCCTACGGCTACGGGGCACTTGCGGCTAACACTTACATTCCCAAACAGCACCCTGCTGGTGGTGGCATTAACTACGCCTCTGGCAACTTTAATACTGCATTTGGCAACTATGCGCTGACATCCAACACGACAGGGCGCCGCCAAACGGCCATTGGATCACAAGCTCTACATTCAAACACAACAGGATTCTACAATACTGCGGTTGGAGCTTTTGCCCTATACAACAACATAACAGGTGAGTATAATGTTGCAGTTGGAAACCAGTCCCTGTCAAACAGCACTGGTTCTCGGAATGTTGCTGTTGGCAATGGTTCCCACGTTCTTCTATCCTCTGGTTCTGATAATGTAGCTATTGGTGACTCTTCTCACGCGCAAGCAACTTCGGTTAATAGGAACATCACCATTGGCACTCAAGCAGGATGGTATCATGGTGGTGATGATAGCATTGCCATTGGCTATCAGGCTATGTCAGCTTTCGGCTCTGTTGGCCTCTATAATGTTGCTATTGGGTCTGCATCGCTAGGTTCAAGCACAACGGCCAACTCAAACGTGGCTGTGGGCCGAAGGTCTGGTGCTGCCATTACTACAGCAGTAGGCAACACCGCCATTGGCAACGACGCAATGGTCGGCTCTGGCGTGGCTTGCACTGGCAGCAACAATACCGCTATTGGCAATACAGCATCAGGCAACATCACCACGGGCCACCAGAACGTTTCTATTGGTGCCAGCGCTGGGACCGCACTCAGTACTGGTTTTAACAACGTTTTCATTGGTCGGTTTGCTGCACAGTTGAATACAACTGGTGCTGGAAACACTGCTATTGGCGAGCAGTCGCTCAGCGCAGTCACGACTGGCGATTACAACACTGCCATTGGCACTGGAACAGTCGGCGGCGCCGCGTTTACCAACACGTCGATGTTTGGCTATGCAGCGACTGTCACAGGCAGCAATCAGGTTCAGCTGGGCGATGCAAACACAACCACCTACGTCTACGGCACCGTTCAGAACCGTTCGGACGCAAGAGACAAGACAGACATTCAGGACACGGTACTTGGCCTTGATTTCATCAAGGCACTGCGTCCGGTCGATTTCCGCTGGGACATGCGGGACGACTATCGCACCACGCCTCCTGAGCCGCCGGCAGATGATGCGACGAAAGAAGATCGTGTTGCTCATAGCCAAGCTCTGCAAGAGTGGCGCGAAGCAAATGCCCTCGACAACCTTCATCACGATGGCTCCAAGAAGCGTTTACGTTTTCATCACGGTCTGATCGCTCAAGAGGTGAAAGCGGCCTGTGATGCGGCCGGGGTCGATTTTGGCGGCTATCAAGACCACAGCCTCAAAGGTGGCGAAGATGTTCTCTCTATTGGCTACGAGGAGCTGATTGCGCCGCTGATCAAAGCCGTTCAAGAGCTTTCCCAGGAAGTGGCATCGCTCAAGGCACGGCTGTCCTGAGATCCTTGTGGACAGGGACACTAAAGTAAATCGACGACTGCGCTGACCATGGACCCAGCCACCCTTGCCACCCTTGTTGCCATCCTTGGCCTTGGTGGGGCTGGGGTCTCGGCCCTTTGGAAGATCGCCGCTGGCCTGGGCAAGTTTGAGGCCAAGACCACCACGATCTTGGGCGCCATGCAGATCATGCTCCAGGACCACGAGGAGCGTCTCCGCGTCATCGAGCGCAAGCATTGAATCTCATCGAGCCCAGCCTTGAACTTGAGCTGAGCGAGGAGCGAGTCCAGCGACAGCTGCTGGAGCTGTACGAGAACGAGGACTGGTCGGGGCTCCTGGCCACAGCAGAGCTGCTGAATACCGCCTGGCACCGTGAGGTAATGGTGACCCGGTGGCTGGCCAAGGAGGCTGCAGACAACCTGGCCAAAGGCTGGCAAACTGCAACCAACACTTTTCCGACCCATGACACCTCGGATCGCTGAGTACGTGGCCGTTGCAATCGCCGTCCATGGCGCTGCTGTAGCCATCGTGAACCTGACACCCACCCCTCGGGACAACGAGGCCCTGGGCAAGTACAGCAGAATGGCCGTGAAACTGTACCGGGCCATCGAAATCCTGGCCGGCGTCATCACTCCATTGGTCAAGCGGTAGCCCGGGGCTACTTTTTCCTGGCGGTCTTGGCGGCCTGCTTGAAATCAGCGGCGCTGGGGGCTCCTTTGGCCCCTGGCTTCCGCATGCTTTCACCGGATCCGGCTTTGATCCGGTCGCGCTTCCGCTTGATGTTGATGTAAAGCCCGGCCTTGGGGTCAGCCATCAGTAACCCTTTTTGCCGCCGCCGCCCTTGGTGCCTTTGCCGCCTTTTTTCATGGGTCTGGTGTCAGTGGCCCCACCTTAGCCGGGGTTCGCCGGGGTGCATGCCAGTCAAAGCTTGCAAGTGAGGTACCAGCCTCCTGTTCCCCCGGGCATCCACCTGGGGTTCCAGTTCTGGCGGCTGTAAATCACTCCAGCGCCCTTGGTGTTGCCCGTGTACCCACCACCAACCAGGCTGGCCTCACCGTTGGGATCGTTCTGGATCCAAGCGACGGCCGTGTAGCCGATCACCACTGACCAATGGCCACCGCCAGAGGGGCCAGACACGGGTCCATGATGCAGCCAGCCCACGGCTACGGGCCGACCAGCGTCAATCTCGGCTTCCAGCTTGGCTGGGGTGCCGTCGGTGTGAAAGTTGGCCTTGAGGCCAAGGCTGCGCAAGGCCAGGAGCTGGGCCTGGGCGTCGGTGCTGTCGCCGTATCTGGACCGGATCGCGTTGTAAGCGTCGTCATTGACAACTTTGCCGGCATACATTGCCAACATGGCGCAGCTGCTGGAAAAGCACTCCCGGTACCCGGTGCCGGACTTGTTGTCGAGCTGACTCTGCCACCTGACCGGCAACGGGTTGCTGGTGGGTGACGCCTTGACTGCAGGGGCCGCCCGGTACAAAGCGGCGAAATCTTCCACCTCTTTGGGGCTCAGGACCTGCTGCAGGGCGTTCCAGGCGGCCAGCTGGTGCGGTTGTTCTTGGTAATGCTTGGCAGCATCAGCCAGGCGAATGGTTGCCATTTGCGATCACAGGGGTCTTGGGAAAGATTTGGACGTTGTCCACCTTCCACGGGATACGCTCCCAGACATCGCAGTACGTGGCAATGTCCCAAGCCATTTCTTCGTTTTCCGCAACGACGATGGTTTGAAAGGAACCCAACTCCCTGGTGCCCCCGTACCCGATGAACTCACCGGGGATCCGGATTACCCAGGCCCTGGTGCCAGGTCGATTAGCGACGAGGCCTGATCCAGCCCGTGGCGGCCGGGGCCGCAGCAAGATCCGTAATGCTGCCGCCCAGAAGAGATCGGTCGAGCGCTCCTTCAAGGTCTCCCATGTACGCCTGAAGCTCCAGGTCCCAAAGCTCTGACTGTCGTTCCTTGATTGCTCGGTCTTCATCAATGGCCAGCGATTCATTCCAATACTGGACGGCACCGGCCAAGGCGTCGAGTCGGTCGTCGTGGGCCAAGCAACCACGGTCTGTCGTCAGGTGCGTCAGTTGGTGGAAGAGCTGGTACGCCAGGCGCTTCTCAATGGCTTCGTCGTCTCTGGTCTTGGCATCCCTCTCGATCACCGATCGACTGACGATGAGCCGGTGCTGGTTGAGCACCGGCTCCAGGGCCGCGATGATGCGGCGTTCTTTCTGCACATTGGACCTGACCGTCTCAATGGTGCATGGATGCTGCACCTGTAAATACGGCTTCAGAAGGCTCTCCAGCATGCCTTGACCAAACTGATCCTCCAGGAGGATCAAGTTGACCTTCTGGCGCTTTGCAGCCGCTGCTAGGCCCTGCAGAACGGGTTCTGAGTAGCCGTCTCGAAACGCCCCGGACTCCAGCAAGAACAGGTTGCCGTTGAGATGAGCCACGATCGCGTAGGCCGTTTCGTCCAGGCCGCGGCCAGAGGGGTCAATGAACATGACGCAGCCCTGAAACGGCAACCAAGAGCCGTGGATGTAGGCAGGCCGGTAGTAGTAGTCGCCGTTGAAACCCACCACCGGCAAATCGCTGATTCGGTACTCGGCCCCAGACGACCACACAACCTTTTCTGGCGCGTGATCAGAGACCTCCAGGACCATCAGATCCGCGAGCTTCAGCGGGAACCGCTCAGCATCGCTGAGGCTGGTGTCCAGTTGGAACTGGAGCGCAAATGCCGACCGGCCGTACGACGTCTCCCGCTCCAGCAGGTCCATCTCGCTGAAGCGACCGGGATCTGTTGGCTGGTTCGTCAGCTCTGGACACCCTTCCGCAATCACGGGGGCCAGGTGGTCGCCGTATTTGACGGGTTTCTCGGGGTACCGAGCCGGCCAAATGCGCACCTCGTATCCGCGTTGGGCCAGCTTGTTGTAGATCGACTCCTCGGTCTGGGGAGTCCCAAGGAACATGATCTCGCCACCAGGCTTCAGGATGGCGTTGAACTCACCGACAGCAGCTAGCAGCTTCTCCCGGATGCCAACAGACCACGACGTCGTCGGTGTTTCCACGTCATCGGACAGGATCAAGTCGGCCCGGGACCCCGTCAGTTGGCCAAAAATTCCAACAGCTTTGACGGATGGGCTCTGATCCGGTATCGCAGGCCTGACGTCGAATCGGTTTACAGCGGATCGTTGCTCATCCCGATCTGGCTCCAGACACTGGAGCATTGGCATCTCGCGGATCAAACGGATGCAGAACATGGTGAAGTCATCGGCCCGGGTCTTGGAGGCCGACACCACCATGATTTTTCTTTGGGGATCCAAACGCAACAACCACAGCACGTAGGCCGCGGCCATCCAGGACTTACCCACGCCTCGAAACGCCTCAACAATGCGGCGCTTGGAGCCGTGTTGCATGTAGTGGGCAATGTCAAGCTGGATCGGCGTTGGATCCGGAAGGCTTAAGTGGCGCCAGACCAAAACCAAAAAAAACCGAAAGTCCGTGGACAACGGTTTCGGAAGGTCAACCCAAGTCATCAAGGCGCAGGCGGCTGCGGCCAGGTGATGTCAAACGGGTTGGCAGCATCGGCCAGGTCGCGCAGGGCCTGGCGGTAGGCGGCCCAGGCGTCACGATCGGCGCCGAGGTCGTAGTCGGTGATCTGCGTCCAGTCGCTGGCCTTGAGCAGCTTGATGCGCTGATTGCGGACCTTGGCGTACTGCGCCTGCAGCTCATCGAAGCTGTAGGGGCGCACCACGAAGGCGCTGCCGTCCCAGTCGATTGTCTCCAGCTTCGGGTTGCACGCAGGGCGCTCGTAGGGGCCGGAGTAGCCCGCACGCTCCAGCTCGTCAAGCGTGAAGGTGCTGGCGTCGGTGCGGGTGCTGCCGTCCGCAAAGCGGATCCGGTGCGGCAGTGGTGCTGGGGTGGTGGCGTTGTGGGAGTAGAGCAGAGCCATCAGTAGACAGGAAATGGACCTGTTGGGACGACGTTGGGCCTTGCAACTCCAATGGTCAGGCGCACGGCTCCGACATTGGCTGCAGCGTCTCTGTTAGGCGACGAACCATCTTCGCCCATGATTTTGAGCGGGAATGTGGAGTTGCCAAATGCAAGGTTGTTAGTTGTTGTTGCCCTATTTGTGCCGTCGACGTTGATGTCGAATACATTGCCGGTGCGTACAACCTGTATGAAGTGCGCGTTGCCGTCCCTGACATCAACACCTGTGGTTTGCAAAGCAAGAGCATTGTTCTCTGCGTACAAAAGAACATCACCGCTTGTGGCGCTTGCATTGTTGACCACCAACACCCAGGTGCCGCCTGCATAGTTTAGATCACTTCGGCCAATTAGTGTGACGTACTGGCGCGTTTGAGAGAACGGTTCCAGCCACATTTCTAGCGTAAAGTTTGAGCTGCTTAGCTCCAGGCTTGCACTATCCGCCGCTGAAATAGTGTCTCCTGTGCCATCAGCCAGGATTGTCGGCCTACCAAATCTGGTAACGCTTGTGTCAATTTTTACATTGCCATTCGCGGTGAGCGTTCTGCCGTAGCTGCTTAGATCGGTGAACACTGTGGAATTGTTGGCCTCTTCGTTGGGCTGCAACAGCAATACAACATTATCCCAATAGGGGTCTGAGCCGACAATGATTGCCCGTTCATTTGGGAACCACAGCCCTGGCGTCGTGGCTTCCTGCTTGCGCCTCTTGCCCATCAAACCGCCGTTGAAGCCGAGCATCAGCTGATGTCCTCGTAGCTGATGACCAGCTCTAGGTCGCTGGCAGCGCTGGCCTGTGCTCGGAGGCTGTGGCCTTCCTCCAGGTAGATGTATGCCTCGCGGGTAACCAGCACCTGCGTGGCATCAGCTGGCACGCTGATTGTTTTGCCGATGGCGAAGCCGGTGGTGCCGTTGTAATGCTCCAGGCTGATGTCAGCTGCTGCGGTGCCATCCACGTTGGCGCAGTACACCGAATTGATTTTTAGCACCTTGCCGCTGCTGGCGCCATTGCTCAGCGCTGCGGCCATCGAGGTGGTGACGGCATAGCCCACCGACTTGCCGGTCACCGTGGTGACTGACGATCCACTTTTGATGTTCGGTGCTGCCATGGATCAGCGCCAGTCGGTGTACAGGTCTTCGCTCCAGTATAGGAACGCGGCAAAGCCATCGCCATCGCCTTCTGGCTCACCACCGCCTTCTTCGGCAAAGCCTCCAAAAATCGGCACCAGCACGGTGGGCCGGATGGTGAGCATAAGAGCTTGCATGGGAGTCCTCAGCCAGCGGTGGACAGGGCCGCCTTGAACACAACGCTCGGAGAGCCCCCTGAGAGGCTCACCAAGCGGCCTCTGACGTACGGCACGGGTACTTGCACCAACGAGTAGCCCAGGACCCCGTTAGCGGTCACTGTGACGTCACCCGTGGAGTGAAGGTTGAACCAGTCAGTCGCATCCAGGGATCCCTCCAGCCGGATCACGACGTTGGTGCCGATCGACGACACGGCCACTTGAAAGACGATGTTGTCCTGAGGGCCCAAGGCTTGGAAGCCCGTGGTCCCTGCAGCGGTCAAGGTGCCCAGGGTGGTGACGATGGGACTGGACATGAGAGCACCTAGGCAGCAACGGAATCAATGACCACAAAGTTCAGGGTCACAGCTTCGCTTAACGACCCGGCACTGGTGTTGACGACGCGGAAGATGGCAGTGCCAGCACCGACGGAAACGCAGTGGGCGCTGTACGAACCAGCGGTGCCACCCGTGCCTTGGTTGACGTTGACGACGTCGGTGCCGCTGATGGCGCTGTTGGTCATCGTGAACTGGACGGCCGTGTTGGAGGCCAAGCTGGCGTTGTGCATGGTGACGACGCCAGCCTTGGCGTTGATGGTGACGCCCTGGGTCTTGGAGGTTCCCTGGGTCACCGAAGCGCCGTAGCCAGCGCCAATGCCAATGGCCGGGGCATTGGCGATCGCGTTGTTGGTGGGTGTTGAGATGTAAAACCCAGATGGGATGTCGTCGGGATCAGGCATGGGAGGTTCTAGGCGACCTTGCGCCGGGGCATCTGCACAATCTTATCCATATCCGGCAAGGAGGCCACCAGGTCCCCAAAGCTGGTGCCGGCCACCGGTTGAGCCGAGATGCCGTTGTCCTTGAGAAACTGACGAAGGATGTTCAGCTCAGCGGTGCTGATGGACCCATCGTCGAGCCTGGACCGCAAGTGGAGCGCCAGGTCGGTGTGGAGGTTCGACAGGACCCTTGAGGCCTCGGATTCGTTAGGGCGACCCATGGGGGCACAGGGGGGCTAGTGGGCCAATGGTAGGACCCAGGACCAGTAGTACATATGTGTGCGTGAGTGAAGAAAGAAAGGCTGCAGAAAAAAGTGGAAAGGGCTGGCTGTCCTAAGAGCTGGGGGGCCTTACCCCCCCCCTCTATATATAGTATATAGATACTATATAGCTACTATGGTTAACCATAGTGTATAGCTTCCCGAAGGGAAGCGGTTAGGAGGTAAGGTAATACCAAATACATGGTTAACCTAGGAGTAATATGGTTGACCAGGATCTTCTTTCATTGGTACTGATGATAAAAATACATAGTCATCTATAGAGAACCATAGACACCTATATTCACCTTTATTAAATTATGGCGGACGTCGTTCCTTGGGGGTGGGACCAGGGGTGGGCAAAGACGGGGTAAGGGAAAATTTTGGTCCAAAAATGCGAGGGGGTTTTTGTTGGGGAAAATTTTTGACCCAAAAATGTGAAGGGCTTACGCTATAGGCGTCAGCGGGGCTCCCCCCCCCTCCGGGGTCGGTCCCGCTTGTCCAAAATGGACCTGGGGGGTGTCCAGAAGCAGCAGAGCCCAGTGGTGCCAAGGGGTCTGGGCTATTGCGTACCTGTCAGACAGGCAGGTGCGCAGCCTGGACAGGGGGTCTGGACAAGGGTGGCCAGGGGGTCCGGTGAGAATGGTTCTCATTCTTGACCCTGGCCCCTAAATCACAAGCCGCCCCCCAAACTTCACCCGGCTTGACCCATGTCTATACTTAGGGGGCAACCGGGCCAAAGGTCCAAGGTTGCAATACAACCAACCGCAGTAAATCAAGTGACAACGTCTTTCCTGGCCTT